TTTCAGCCTCTTCTCATTCTCGGTAAGTTCTCTTTTAACTACTCTAATACTCGCTAGTTCGGAGTAACTATCCAGACTATTTCTGAATACCATTTTCCCATTGATCAAATCAAAGGAACTTGGCTTCTTCAGGGTTGTCTCGGTAATTACACTAGTGCCACCCTTTACCGATTTGATCTTACTTGTCATCGATTCCCCGTAGAAGACCGTGAGGCCTTCCTTCGGGACTTCGTCAAGACAACTAAGGTCGATCGGTTGAGGCAACTTCCCCTTCCAATGATCGAAGTCCATCTTCGGACTCCAGATCTTTCGATTGTGGTTGATCGCTCGGTGCAACTGCTTGAATGAATTCTTCTCCATTCTAGCTAGTTCTGCATCGCTCTTGATCTTTCCCAACTTATCATACCGCGGATGAAAATCTGCTAGTGTTAAAGTTGAATCGAACAGGAGGGCAACTGTTGCTCGGCCCAACAAACTCTCGTAGTCCCTCGTAAAGGAGGTTTCCCCGACGTCAATCTCTGACCCGGTCTCCTTCGAGTGGAAAACTCTCTTGGTAGGCGCTGGTAGTCTTTTCGCTGCCAGTTTCCTAATCACCCACCCCAATTTCTTCCCCCCTAACATCTCTGGTTTCCAACTTGGATCTGTAGAACTATAGATCCGCTGGGCCAACCGGAGGTCTGTTTTGGAGGGCACATGACTTGTGCCTTCAAGAATTGGAAATCCAAGGCCACCAAGAGAAGTTGGAATAAACATAGGGATTGGATGCAGTGTAGACAGTAACTCATGGTTCTTTTCTCTAAAGTTCCAAAGGACTTTGTCTCGGAGCCACTCGGGGCTTGATCTAACGAGATCAGTCGCCCGGTGCCCGAGAGAGGAGTATTCATCGAGGTCTTTTAGACCCAGTGATTCTCCACTCCTTTTGACTCCATTGAGCAAACCTGAGTTCACAAACTGCACCTGTTGGAAGTGTCGGGGACGATCAACCAGTTCCTCTTCTCTGGGGTCCCATTCAAGGAATGGGTCCTCCAGGGGATCTGAGGAATAGTTGAAGCGTCTCGAGTTGAGTTCAATGAACTCTCTCGAAACATATGTTTTCCCGACCGACTCACGAAGTCCGACTGCACTTGTGCAGTACTTCCAGTACCTATAGTAAACGATAGGTGCTTTCACTCCCACATCATCCCCGTTCCATGAGGCAGGGAGGCTCCGGATCGGAACCTTCCTCCCGGTCATCTCTTCAAAAGCTGCTCTAGTAACGGCAGCGTTGATGACACAAAGGACGTTGAATGATGTAACTGCGCCCATAAGCTGTCC